AGTTAAACTCTCTAACGATTCAGTGAGTTATGTAACTTCTGGAATGTTGGACGAGAATAGAGGTAAGGTGGTCTCTCACCTTCACAAAGCATTACGTCCCATCAATCAACTACGCATGATGGAAGACAGTCTGATTATCTACCGATTGGCTCGTGCACCTGAACGACGTATCTTCTATGTGGATACGGGTAACTTGCCAAAGGGTAAAGCAGAAGCATATATCAATAGTCTTATGACTCGTTACCGTAACAAGTTGGTCTATGACCAAGCCACGGGTGAGTTGCGAGACAGTCGTAAGCATATGTCTATGCTGGACGATTTCTGGTTGCCCCGTCGAGAGGGTGGTCGTGGAACAGAAGTGACCACACTCCCAGGCGGTGCTAATCTAGGGGAGATCGATGACATTCGATACTTCCAAAGAAAGGTGTATCAGGCATTGAATGTACCAGTATCACGACTAGAGCAGGAGCAAGCATTCTCTTTGGGTCGTGCTACTGAGATTACCCGTGAAGAAATTAAGTTCCAGAAGTTTATTTCTAGACTTCGAGCGAGGTTCTCTAAACTCTTCACTGGTATTCTAAAGCAACAGTTGATACTGACAGGGGTCATCACGGAAGCAGATTGGATGGAAATGTTCCACAATCGTATTCGTATTGACTACTACAAAGATAATCACTACACTGAACTCAAGGATGCAGAAGTTCTCAGGGAACGTCTGGGTCTAGTAGATCAGGCAGTGAACTATGTCGGCGAGTATGTTTCTAAAGAGTGGATCATGCAGAACATTATGCGATTCACTGATGATGAGATGCAAGAAATGTACAAGCAGATGGAACAAGAGATCGATGATGGTGAAATGGGTCTAGGTCCGCATTCCGATAATGCTATGGAAGCAGAACCCGCTCCAGCACCACCTCCTCCGCAACCACAACCAGCAGATGAACCTGATCGTGGTGAGGACGAGGGTGAAAGACAACAAAACCAATAGTATGATTACAGGAGACAATCATGAGTGAAGTAGCAGAAGCAGAAGTACCAGAGACTGGTGAAGTAACGGTTAATGATGTGCTGGCAGCAATCCAGCAGAAGAACCTGAACACTGCCAAGAATCATTTCAATACCGTCATGGGTATGAAAGTGAATGATGCTCTGGAAAACGAAAAGGTTAGAATCGCAAACACAGTATTCAATGGTGCCACTGAAGAAGAGGAACCCGAAGAACCTGAAGAGGAAGAAGTTGAATCCGAAGAGGAGGAAACGGACCTCGAATCTGAAATAGAAGCAGCTTTTGATGATGAAGACGAAGTTGAGGAATAAAATTGTATAAATATTCCAATGAAAACCTTTTCAGAAATAAGAAATAAAAAACCGTCAGGTGAAGAAGTATATTCGTCCGTTAAGAACAAACTGAAAGTTCAAATTCTGAAGGACAAAAAGGGATATACTGCTTACGTCGACGGTGACAGACTCGATACCTTTCGATCCGAGAAGGATGCTAAGAGGGGTATCGATATGATACTAAAGGGATTAAAATGAAACTAATCGCCGAATACAATGAGAACAATTTAGAATGTCTCGTTGAGAAAAAGGAAGACGGTTCTAAGAACTACACCATCGAAGGTGTGTTCATGCAGTCAGAGCAAAAGAATCGTAACGGTCGCATCTATCCGAAGAAGATTATGGAGAATGCGGTTGCCAAATACGTCGATACTCAAGTTTCAAAGAATCGAGCAGTTGGTGAGTTGAACCACCCAGAAGGTCCGACTGTCAACCTCGATAAAGTTTCTCATCTCATTACTGACCTACGTTGGGAAGGTAATGATGTTGTAGGAAAGGCACGAATTTTGGAAACTCCTATGGGTATGATCGTCCGCGGTCTGCTTGAAGGTGGTGTCAATCTTGGTGTCTCAACTCGTGGAATGGGTAGTCTTGAGCAACGTGGCGATGCCATGTATGTAAAGGATGATTTCACTCTTAGTACGGTTGATATCGTACAAGATCCATCAGCACCAGGAGCTTTCGTAAATGGAATCATGGAAGGTGTTGAGTGGGTCTGGAGTAACGGAATCCTCACCGCTCAGGAAATATGTGAAGATATAGAAGAGACTGAATTCGTTGAATCTCCCCGAGTCGTTAAAGGTGACTATGCCACCCAGACTCGTGAGTTTAAGAATTTCCTCTCATCACTTAAAAAGCAAAACTTTTGATCTAGGAGAAATAATATGTCAGAAGAAAATTTTGACCTCCTCGATGAGCAGGAAGTAGAGGTATCAGAAGAGTCAACTCCTGATATGTCCTACGATAAGAAGGGTGAAGAAGGTCCCGCACTCGCAGCTACCGATAAGGCAGCAAAGAGTGGTAAGACCGCACCCGCTCGTAAGGGAGATAAGAAGAACAGTGACCCAATGCCAAAGTCTAAGGCAGGCATCGTCAGTGATATGTACACTCACCTCAACGACATGAGCAAGGAAGAGCTGGAAGACGCTTACAAGTCGCTCATGGGTATCGAAGAGGAAGAGGTTGTCGAGTCCATCGTTCCAGAAGTCGAAACTGAAGCAGACTTCTCTGAAGATTTGGATGCACTGGTCGAATCTGAGGCAACATTGAGCGATGAGTTCAAGGCCAAGACTGCTGTAATCTTTGAATCAGCATTGAAAACGAAACTGGCAGAAGAAATTGTCAGGATCGAAACTGCCTACGAAGAAAAACTCGAAGCTGAGCTTATCGAACAGCGAGAAGAGTTTGTCGAGAAAGTAGACAGCTACCTTAACTACGTTGTTGAGCAGTGGATGGAAGAGAACAAACTCGCTATCCATCAAGGCCTCCGCACTGAAATCGCTGAAGGTTTCATGAACAATCTTAAGGATCTGTTCGTAGAGTCTTACGTTGATGTGCCCGAGTCTAAGATTGATCTTGTAGACGACCTTGCTGATCAAGTTGAAGAACTTGAAGAGCAGTTGTTCAAGACCACTACTGACGCAATCAAGTTGTCTGAAGAAGTAACCGAACTCAAGCGTCAAGCAATCATCGCAGAAGCAACTGCTGACCTTGCTGAAACTCAGCAAGAGAAGATGGAAGCTCTGTGTGCTGACCTCGACTTCGATGATGAAGAGTCATTTGCTGCGAAAGTAGTAACTGTCAAAGAGTCATACTTCACTAAGGCTGCACAAACCGAAACGGTTCTCGAAGAGCAAGCAGATGACCCCGAAGCATATGCTGAGGAAGTCGAAGTAGCACCTACTATGGATCGCTACCTGACCGCTCTGCGTCGAACCACGCAACAATAATACCCATTTTTAGGAGATAGTAAAATGGAACTCAATTTCGAACATCTGGTCGAGAAGTGGGGTCCCGTACTGAATGAAGAGTCTGCGGGCACTATCGCTGATCGTCATCGTCGCAACGTAACTGCGGCGGTATTGGAAAACCAAGAGAAGGCAATGATTGCTGAGAATGCTCAGTCATCTTTCCTTGCTGAAACCCCTGCTAACAACACTGCAAGCGTAGCAAACTGGGACCCCGTCCTGATTTCTCTCGTTCGTCGTGCTATGCCTAACCTGATGGCATACGACGTATGTGGTGTACAGCCCATGTCTGGTCCGACTGGCTTGATCTTCGCTATGAAGAGCAAGTACGAGACGACTCGTGGTGGTGCTACTGCTGGTGATGAGGCACTGTTCAACGAAGCAGTAACTCCTTACTCTGGTGACTCCTCTGCTACCCAAGACAATGCTAACGGTCCTTCTGGTCTGGATAGCGTTGCTGCTCCCATCGACACCAACCGTAACGTCTCTGACTTCGGTACTGGTATGCCGACTGCTGACGCAGAAGCTCTGGGCAACTCTGGTTCTGACTTTGCTGAGATGGGTTTCACCATCGAAAAGAGCACAGTAACTGCGGTTTCTCGTGCACTGAAGGCAGAGTACACCATCGAACTGGCACAAGACCTGAAAGCAATCCACGGTCTTGATGCTGAAGCAGAACTTGCTAACATCCTGTCTGCTGAGATCCTTGCTGAGATCAACCGTGAGGTTATCCGCACGATCAACAGCCAAGCAAAGACTGGTGCTCTGCAAGCAAACACTTCTGTAGACGGTGTATTTGACCTGTCAACTGATGCCGACGGTCGTTGGGCAGTTGAAAAGTTCAAGGGTCTGCTCGTTCGACTCGATCGCGAGTGTAACGTAATTGCTAAAGAAACTCGTCGTGGTAAGGGTAACGTAGTCATCTGTTCCTCAGACGTTGCTACTGCTCTGACTGCTTCTGGCATGCTCGACTACTCACCTGCTCTGAGCACTTCTCTGCAGGTAGACGACACTGGCAACACTTTTGCTGGTGTATTGAACGGTCGTATCCGTGTCTACATCGACCCCTATGCGGTTGCTGACTATGTAACTGTTGGTTACAAGGGTACTAACCCCTATGACGCAGGTGTCTTCTACTGCCCCTACGTGCCTCTGCAGATGGTACGTGCCGTGGGTGAGAATGACTTCCAGCCCCGTATCGGTTTCAAGACTCGTTACGGTATGGCGTCTAACCCATTCGTTGGTGCTACACCTGCTAACGGTCTTGCTGCTGCCAAGAGCAACCAGTACTACCGTATCTTCCGTGTAGACAACATGATGGTTACTCCCTAATCATAACGATTAGAATAAAAAGAATCGGGATCCAGAGTACTAATACAATAATATAATAACCGGAAACGGAACTTACCCGACTATCTCCCCCTCCTGCTCGCCGGCTCGAGGGGGTTTTTTATGTCCGCAACTTGTATAAATAGAAAGTATCTAACAGAGGATATGTCATGTCAGGTTTAAGTTGCGACGACAACATCAATTTGTTCCAACCGACTGGGTTCCGAGTAATCATCGACCGCAAACACTACGGTCATATTCAGTATTTTACTACTCGCATCAATCACCCAGGAGCACAGAACACTCCTGATGAAACTGCATGGAGAGGAAAGGTCTCAGTTCCAATGCCTGGGAATACCGTGACATATGGCGAACTGACACTGGACATCATACTTGACGAGGACTTCGAGTCTTATATTCAGACCTATGACTGGATGCTCCGGCATGTCAACAAAGCACAGATTCAAGAAAGGTATGATATTGAAACAGGATCATACACCGATGAAATTCCTACTTATGCTGACATTCATGTTCATGCTCTTTCTAGTCACAATAACCCCAACGTGACCTTCAAGTATTATGATTGCATTCCTGTGAGTGTCGGTGACATTCCATTCGATGCACAGAATGCCAGTGTGGAACCTGTCACTTATCCTGCCTCATTCCGTTTCAGTCACTTCGAGATTGAACTCGATCAGACAAGGACAAATGATGATGCAGGATCTGCTTTCCCCAAGAATCACGGTGGAGCAGCAGTGAAGCATCACTACAGACAAGGGCAGGGGACAGAAATAGTTTAACTTGCCTTTACATTCTGTTTGAGTATAATATTAGTTCGTGATGATCAATCAGTGTAACTTATGAATTTAGATGATATCCTCAGAGAGTGGGAAGAGGATTGTGAGATCGGGCACAGACTCGATAATGCTTCACAGGACACTCCTAAACTCCATGCCAAATATCTGAACTATCTGACACAAGCAAAGCTCTTGTTGAAGAGAGCAGAGACCAAGCAGGCAATCCTGTTAAAAGACAAGTTCCTGTGGTTCAATGGTAAACTGTCTGAAGAGGACACAAAGAGACACGGGTGGGAACCCGACCCCTTCGATGGTTTGAAGGTAATGAAGACAGATCTGAACTATTGGGTCGAGTCC